GTAATAATGGTGTACTTAGAACATTAAATAAAATATTGGGTGAAAATAAATACACAGATAAAAATACTAAGGGAACATATGCATTACAGTTGTGTGTTCTAGAAGAATTTATGTTGAGATTGTATAATAAAGTTAATCATAAAGATAAGATATGGTTTTTAGGACCAGAACAAGCCAGCTTATTGAACATTGAATCATATCAAAGATAAAATTGAAATAAATATATAAAAATATAATATATATAATATAAACATGGACTATTCTGTAGATTCCAAATCTGTGAAACCTAGAGCTAGTAAAAAAATTTACAACAAGAAACTTACTGATATTTATAGTGATGCACTACTAACGCGAGTTATTGAAATACCTATGAATGCAGTAGGGTCTGGCATTAAAGAAAAGCTTGAAAAAAAACTTAGATCTATGATTGAAGGTAAATGTATCTCAGAAGGTTTTGTAAAACCTAGATCTATTAAGGTTTTAACTTATTCTAGTGGAAAAATTTATGATGGTAATAAAATACATTTTGAAACCACATTTGAAGTTAAGATTTGCTTACCAGTAGAAGGAATGTTAATGGAATGTGTAGCAAAAAATATCACTAAGGCTGGTATAAGATCTGAAGTTGTATCTGATGAATCAGAATCACCTGTAGTAATATTTGTAGCAAGAGACCATCATTACAGTTCAGATTATTTCTCTTCTATAAAGGAGAATGATTCAATTAAGATTAGAGTAATAGGGCAAAGATTTGAACTAAATGATAAATATATTTCAATTATTGCGGAATTAATTGAACCCAAGAAACGTAAAGATTTCAAAACCAAACCACGCCTCGTTTTGAAACCTACACTATAATAAATATTAATTAATATAAACAACATAAAATATACGACAGTATATCATATAATGCCAACGTTAGTTGAGATAAAGAAAACAATGGAGTCATTGAATAAAACTCGTCAAATTGAACTTTTAAAGATATTTTTGAAGAATAATGTATCTATAAGTGAGAATAATAATGGATCTTTTATTAATATCAGTTTTTTATCTGACAAGTGTTTAGTTGAAGTTACTGAATATTTGAAATATATTAAAGATCAAGAAACATCCTTGAAAACCTTAGAAAACGTCAAAGCTGAATTTATCAAAGACCATTTTGATAATAATAATTTAGATAATCATAATAAAGACACCCCAGCAGTATATAATAACTATGCCTAATTATCATAAACAATCAAAATCATATAATCAAATCATTGATAATATTCAAGATTATATGCTTTCCAATTCATTATTCAATAGATATCCAATACATAAGTCGGAAAAAACAACCAAACCTAAAACTGAAAAAAAACTGTCTAATAGAATCACTATAAGAGAGTTTGATCAATTATTTTGGTACTTTTATATTGCAAAAGAAGGTTATGATGAATATCAATTACTTCAATCTAATAAATTCACAATAGAGAAGACCATAAAAATTGATAATATCGGAATAATGCGTAAAAATAATAGTCTTCTTAAACAGCAAAAACTAAAGATATCTGATTATGAATCAACCTTATTAAATTCTAAAAAAATAGACATACCTACTTTATGTGGATTAAGTGTGTATAACAAATTAAATATTTTTTATATTAAAAATAAGACTTATCACCATTTTAATTTTGGTGATCCAAATAACACAATAATTATATATCATGAAGGTAAAAATTATTCATGTGAAATTGATCCTTCATTGGAATTAATAGAAAGTATTAAAAATAATTATTTTTATATTGAAAACTCTAATAAACCATTGAAGGGAATATCAACATATAAAATTAAAGACATTATTGATATATGCAAAAAATTAGATATTAAAACTCATTTAGAGTCAGGAAAGATGAAAAATAAGAAAATTTTATACACTGAGATACAAACATATTTTTAGAAAATTGAATAAATGATTTAAAATAATATGCTTTTAAATATATATATAATGGCTTCACAGAAAAAGGATACATATAATTTATCAGATATAATTAATATTCATTTAGGAGGTAACTATCACCAAGATTCTAGAGGATCTAGTTCAAATGAATTGGAAATTAGGTTTGGTACACGTGGTAGACATAAAATAACACGAATTGATTATGATAATGTTAATAAAAAACTTAAATCTTTAGGGTGGACAACTCTAGACGATACAGGTAGTTATACACTTAAAATACAGAATGAGTTTATAGATCCCAAAACTGGAGTTACTAAGTTATCTAATATGAGAACCGAAATATCTACAATAGATGCGATACAAAAGTATTGTAAAAGTAACGATATAAAATCCATTTCTCCTCATCTTGTTAAGTATAATATGAAAATGTATGCAAAAACTAAGGATGACAAGATTATTTACCCAATAGATAAATATCCATGGAATCTGCGAATATCATATCAAACTGAAAGTATGTATACAAACACATCGTCTGTAGTTAGAGGTCTTCATGATACATGGGAAGATTCTAAAAAAACTTTTAGATATATAAATCGTGTAACATATACAAAACCAGGCATGCCTTATAAGTTTGACATTAGTGTTGTTAAATCAAGTAATTCTGATAGAAGAAACAGACCTATTCCTAGTTATAGAATTGATGAAGCTGGCGTCTTTGAGAATACAGAACATTATGAACTAGAAATAGAATTAAACGATGTTTATACGTTAGGTGCATTTAATGATCCAAAATCACTTGAAAATGAGTTGAAAAATGGTATTAAGATCATATTGGCTGGCTTGCAAGAATCTAACTATCCTATCTCTTATGACGAACAAGATAATATTAAAGAAGAATATGTTAAATTGTTTAAAGGAGAATCATTCAATGGTAAATTCTATAATAGAGATTTTATTGGACCATCATCATATACATTACAAACAAATAACATTTGTGACACAGATGAAGATAGTATATCTCCAAATATTAGAAATAATTATACTGTTACTGATAAGGCTGATGGTCAAAGAAAACTTATGTACATTGCTAACAATGGTAAAATATACCTGATTGATACTAATCTTAATGTTCAGTATACAGGTTGTACTGTTAAAACTAAGGCTGATGTAGCAGGTACATTGATAGATGGTGAACATATATTACATGATAAAAATGGAGAGTTTATTAATCTATATGCAGCATTTGATATATATTATCTTAAAAAAGAATCTGTTAGAGAAAAAATGTTTGTTTCATCTAATAGTGAAGATATTAAAACTAATCAACGGTTGCATATATTAATAAAACTCATCTCTGAACTAGAGATTAAAAGTAGCAGTTCTAGTATACCTATGAGATTTAGCTACAAAAGATTCTTTATAGAAGGAGAAGAATCTACTATATTTGATGGATGTAAAGCAATTATGGACAAAGTTAACGATGGATTAATAGAATATAACACCGATGGACTGATTTTTACACCAGCAGAGTTTGGTGTTGGAGGATCATCTAAAGGCGAATCGTCAGATTTAAAGAAAATTACTTGGGATTATTCATTTAAATGGAAACCACCTGAATTTAACACTATTGACTTCTTGGTAATTACAAAAAAGGGTGATAATAATCAAGAAATCATTGGGAATATTTTTCAAAAAGGCGAAGACTTAGTTAATAATTCTAGTGGAATAATTCAATATAAAGTATTAGAATTAAATGTAGGATTTGATTCTAGAAAACATGGTTATATAAATCCATGTGCCGATGTTATTCAAGATAATCTACCATCTATCACTGATGTAGATGATTATAATACTTATAAGCCTATGAAATTTTACCCAACTGAACCATACGATGAACAAGCTCATTTATGTAATATTACATTGATGACAGATGATGTTGGTAATAAAATTATGAAAACTATAGAAGGGGAAGTTTTTGAAGATGGTACAATTGTTGAATTCTCATATGACACAACTGAAAATGATCCATTGGCTAGATGGAAACCATTACGAGTTAGGTATGATAAAACTGCTGAATTTAGAGCTGGTGGGCGCAATTTTGGTAATGCTTATCATGTTGCTAATAATAATTGGAAGACTATACATAATCCTATAACCATTGATATGATCACTACAGGTAATAATATACCTGATACTGTGGAAGATGATGATGTATATTATAATCGTAAAGCAAAATCAATGCTAACTAGACCACTTCGTGATTTCCATAATCTAGTAGTAAAGAAAAAACTTATTACCTCTGTTTCTCAAAGAGGTAACACCTTAATTGATTTCGCAGTTGGTAAAGGAGGAGATTTCTCAAAATGGATTGCATCAAAACTAAATTTTGTATTTGGTATAGATGTGTCTCCAGATAATATTGAAAATAAGATTGATGGTGCTTGTGCTAGATACTTGAATCATAAAAAACAATACAAAAATATGCCTTATGCATTATTTGTAACAGGAGATTCTTCTAAAAATATTAAGAGCACAATTGCTATTAATACAGAACGTGATAAAATTACTACTAGAGCGGTTTTTGGTGAAGGACCTAAATCTGAAGATAAATTAGGTAAAGGAGTACTTAGACAATATGGTAAGGGATTAAAAGGATTTAATGTATCATCATGTCAATTTGCATTACATTACTTCTTTGAAAACCGACATAAATGTGAAGCATTCTTCAAAAATGTAGCTGAGTGTACAGAGTTAGGTGGATATTTTATAGGAGGTTGTTATGATGGATCTCTTATATTTAATGATTTAAGAAATAAAAAACCTGGTGAAAGTATGATTATTATGAAAGGTGATAAAAAAATGTGGGAGGTTACAAAAGATTATGATAAATCTGTATTTAATCCTGATAATTCATCTCTAGGATATACTATAAATGTTTTCCAAGAATCTATTAATAAAACATTCGCTGAATACCTGGTTAATTTTGAATATCTTACAAATATTATGGAAAAATTTGGATTCATACCATTACCTGAAGAAGAAGCTAGAGATATAGGATTACGATCTGGTATTGGATCTTTCAAAGAAATATTTGAAGACTTAAAATCTACAATAAAACGTAAACCGTATTTACAAAAAGATATTGGACAAAGTTTAGATATGAGCGTTGAAGAAAAGACTATTTCATTTTATAATAAATATTTTATATTTAAAAAAATAAGAATTGTAGATACCAATTCAGTTGGAGAATCAATTTCTGATGTTAGTGAGAGTGCAAGTAAAGTTATTACAAAAGAAGAAACTGTTATAAATAAACCTTCTGAAGAACCTAAATCAAAACCTAAGACTAAAAAGAAATCACGCAAACGTAAAGGTACCAAACTAAAACTAGTTTCCAAGTCTGATTCTAAAAAATAATTACAGAATAAACAAATAATATCAAAATAACATAAACACTTATTTTAATATTAAATAACACTCAATATGAGCTATTATTCTATACCAGCTAATAATAATACATTTGACATATCATCTCTATATATTAACACGAATAATGATATATCCAAAAACAATCTATATTATATATCTAAAACATTAAATGATTATATTCTCAAAAATAAAGGTCGCATTGAAAATCATCAGAATGACTGGGATATTATAAAGAAATATGTTAATCCTTATGAATTTATTCATACACAAGTACCTTATTGTAAAACATCTGTTGGCAAATACAAACCTATATCTAGATCATATTTTAAATTTATTGAAATATCATCTCTATTGAATATAGTTGATTCAATTACACAACCACTAATAAAATCTTTTCATTTAGCAGAAGGACCTGGTGGATTCATTGAAGCACTTGCTAATTTGCGAAAAAATGATCAAGATCAATATACTGGAATGACTCTTATTTCAAGTGATTCCAATATTCCTGGATGGAAAAAAAGTGCTGAAATTCTTAGAAAAAATCCTAATATTTCTATTGAAAAGGGTGAAAGTGGTACTGGTGATATTTTATTATCAGATAACTACATTTTTTGTTCTAATAAATATAATAATTCTATGAATATTATCACTGCTGATGGTGGATTTGATTTTTCTATTGATTTTAATATGCAAGAAGCTATGTCATCTAAACTAATATTAGCAGAAGCATTATATGCAATAACATTACAGAAGCGAGATGGTCACTTCATATTGAAAATTTTTGATAATTTCACAAGATTTACATGTGAACTGATATATTTATTATCTATGTTTTATGAAAAAGTTTATATTGTTAAACCTCATACGAGTCGTTATGCTAATTCAGAAAGATATATTGTATGTAAACATTTCAAATATCATAATACAATACAACTTGTAGATACATTCTCTAAAATTCTTGAGAAAATTTCTGAGCATGATTATATAGATAGTATATTCAATTTTGAATTACCTTATATCTTTACAACAAGAATTGAAGAGATTAATGCAGTTTTAGGACAGCAACAAATTGAATGTATAGTTAATACATTGAATTTAATTAATCATAAAAATAAAAATGATAAATTAGAGCAAATTAAAAATAATCACATTAATAAATGTACTAACTGGTGTGTTAGACATAAACAACCATATTACAAAACAATTCAGCAAAATAATATTTTCTTAAGTTCTAATAATTAATCTAATTATATAATAAATGGCTGCTTTAGTTAATGATGATAGAATACCTAATGAGATTAGTAATATAGTAGATGCTTTAAATATAGCTAATCGTAAATTAATATCTAAATATGGTACAGCTAGTGGTTCACCGGTACGTGTTGCTACAAGAGAAGGATCGGCTAATACAGTAGATGTTTATAAAAAACAATATGGTGGTAAAATGATCACTTATGCTGTTAGAATGGGCAAAGATCCTTCATTTAAAATAAAAGGGGATGGATATTATCAAAAAATTCATGCATCTTTACTTCCAGACTATAAAGCACAAAGTTCTATCCCTAATGTTACAAAACGTAGAGAAGAGTTTTTAAATGAAACTAAAGAGAGTGAAGAAAATTGGTTATTAGCAGATGAAAAAGGTTTATCTCCAGAGCTATATTTTTATGGATATATAAAGCAAGGTAATAATTTAGTACTATGTACAATAAGTGAAGCATTTAATATGGATTTAAATGGATTTATTAGAGCCCATGGATTTGGAAATGCAGAAATGCAAAAAAATATAGCTGGTCAATTAGTTAATTTATTTAATGAAATGGCAAAAGATATGACTATGATTTGTTTTGATATTAAACCACAGAATACAGTTATTAAATTTGATCAAGATGAAAATGGGAATCCTATATTAAATGAGAACTTTATTATAAAACTTATTGATTGGGATGCTGATTGGTGCAGAAATTATAAACCATTAAGAAGTCGGGATCAAGTAGCTGGTCCTGCTAATCAACAAGCAGCAGCTACTATAATGATAATGGTCATGGCTAATTTCTTTTTTTATTATTACAAAAACAATATTCTTATGGACCATATGAAAACATTTTACGATAAAGATAGTAACCAAAGATTTATAATTACAAAAGTTATGATGAATTTATTTGAAGCGGGAATTCTTAGTGGTGTTAATACTACAGAATTTTCATTTATGGCAAGTCATTACTTCCGCATGAATTTTCCTTCAATGCGCGCGATTCCTGATCAAAGTAAATTTTTAACAGAAATGTTTAAACGTTCTTTATGTAAAGATCAACTTGATTACGAATCAAGAGCAAGCAGTATAGAATTAACTCTTAGAGGTGGGAAAAAAAAGAAAAGAAAAACCAGACGTAAATATAACCGTAAAACAAAAAAACCCAATAATAAATATAAGAAAAAACAATCTAAATCTCGTATCAAAAAGAAAAGGGGTAAGAGGAAAACTAAAAAGCATAATTAATTATTATCTAAAATTTTATTAATAATTAATATTTTTCATACTTCAATCTTAAAGCAACTTCTTCTCTAATATTAGTAGCTAATACACCTTCAATACGTTTATTCATTTGTGGAAAAGGAATGTTCACTATCGTTCTCTCACCAGTTCTAATGTAATTAAACATAATAGTATAGAATTGTTTGATGGGTTCATATGATGTAGTTAATTGTAAATCATTTAATTGGGTTATAATTTTTCGTACCTCAGTCTTTCTCTCATCTATAGTTCTATATATGTGCTCAGTCTTTGGTTTTTTACTTTTATTCTTTTTATTATTGACCATAATATAATATTTCCTTATTTAAAAATTGTATATTTTGACGTGGAAGGTTTAATTTCTGCTCTACATATAGGACATGTTTTAGAACCTTTATTATACCAATCTTTTATACATTTGCTATGAAATTTATGACCACAGGAGAGTGTTTTATTAAGATTTTCTTCCCCTAAACATATAGAACATTCTGGTTGAGTAACTTTTTCTAAAATCTTCTGGTTTTCTTGTTTCTTATGCATAAATGTTCTATCAAAATGTGAGAGAGTTAACTCTAGTTTTTCAACAGCACTGATTCTACTGTTACCATTTGGACTTGTAGGTGGTGATGGATAATTAGGTAAAGTATTTACAGGCAATTCAGTTCTTCTAATTAACCAAGATTGAGCCTTGGCCATTAGTTTTAAAATTGTGAAATATTTGAATGTTGCAATAAATTTTTTAGAAGATCCAAAATGCATTAAATTACCTTTTATTATACCATCATCTATATGTGTAACTTCAAAAATATATTTACCAGGTCTTACTAAGTTATCATTTATATCTAGAACTGGTTTTTCTGTACAAATAACGGTTTTATAATAAATTGACATACTAATATAAAGAAGGATATTAAAATTCTTTATATTACATAAAAAATTGATTTAATTATTTAATATAAAAACACAATTAAATAACAAGACATGAGTACCAAAAATACTGACGCACCCAAACACGCATTTAAAAGAGGTTTACTTTGCTGTAAACCAAAACTTACATCCATAATTAATTTTACTACTACACAATTAGCATCTCTGACACAATGGATGGGATGTTTCATTTTGACATTATTCCTCTTAACCGGTAATATTTGTGTCATTATTAATAAAAAAATTACACTATTCATATTTACATGTTGGGATAAATTTATGGACTATTTTGATAGGAAACGAATTATCAAAGAACGGACTAAGGAATCAAATAAAGGTATTGATTACCTAATTAGATACTATTTATTCTTAAAAGGTAGTTCTGGTTCTACTTCACGTAGATTCCCATATAACGTATTCCTACATAAATTTCTTAAAAGCGACGAGCCTGTTATGCATGATCATCCATGGAGTTACACTACCCTTATTATTTCCGGAGGATATTGGGAACATATACCTATTCAACTGGAAAATGGACGCACAGTAGATTCACGATTCTGGAGAGGACCTGGTTATTGGAGCTCTTATTCTAGTAACCATAAACATTGGATTGAACTTCCAGAAAATGCAGTAGGACCATTAGCAACAAATAGTTGTTGGACGGTATTTATTCCTGGTGTTAAAAAAACTGGAGGTAAATGGGGGTTTTATCCATCACTTACCGATGAGAGAAACCCATCAGATCAATGGATTGAATCAGATCAATATTTAGCTACTAGTGACGAGAAAAAAGATTCTTAAATTATTAATTATTATTTATTACTTTCAATGAATTATACGCTATTATTTTTATATATCTACTACCTTTTTTATATAAATACATTTCAAATTCGTCCTCTAATTTTTCATAGTCGTCATCATTTTTATTATAAAACTTCATGATATTATCTCGCATATCTAAAGATAAATATTTACATAACATTATATAAATACATTTCTCAAACTTACATTCTTTTATCATTGATTTATATGATCTAACACGCTGCAAACTACCATTCTTCCTTTTAAATACATGACTTAATCTATAGTATTTACATATATCATTAAATATTATGAATGGGAATAAATAACAACATCCATAATCGTCTCCTGATTGTAAATTTGCTCCAAAGTAGTTATGCGATTTAGTACCGTTATATATCAGTCTAGTTTTATTAGATGTGTAACATTCTAAACATCTATTCATTGCATCTACATATTTTTCTATAGCATAAACATCTAGCATTTTACCACAATCATAATATTTCATTCTTTTTCTAGATATATACTTTTTATAACCTTTATAATCCATTTGACATCTACCATGTGGATTAAATTGATAAACATAATAATTACCACTTGATAATGGTGACATAATTGTTAATGTTGAGTGAGTAAATAGTTCATTATTTGAATCCTCGTTTTCTCTATAGGCTGCATAATCTATGAAATCAGTCCAACAAAATATTAATTTACTTTTTTGTGTAAACTTATCTATTAGATTACACGTTAAATCTTGTTGTATTTTATAATTATCATCATAATAAGCACCATACATTTCTTCAAATAGTTTATCATGGTCTTTCTCTGTATTTTTATCATTAAATACTAGATCAAAATTTACAGAAGTATGTATTATAGCTATATCATCACAGTGCTTTTTTTTCAGCTTATTACATGTTTCTATTATAGTATTTTCATGATCACATGAGGAATATTCATTTAACGTATCCAATATTAATTTTATACGTACACCTCTAGGTATTGATGTATAATTTGTTGTACTCATTATTATATATAATTGTTAGTAATATTTACAATTATATATATATTAGTTTTTTAACTCAATTTTATGTAAATTAAAATTTAATTTTTCCATTTCTTACATTAACTCTATTAACAGTCTTATTTTGTCTTGATGTAAATGTATATATTTTTTGATTTGGATTACCTGGATCTACATTAAAATTTGGCGCACTATTAGATGTTGGATTAAATCTACCTATTATTTTATTATTATGTTCGTTATTCATTACACTAGTTACAATATTACCACCACCACCTCTATACTTGTAATATAAACTATGATTACATGGGAGTTTTGTTAATACCTTAATAGCGTTAGGCGTAGTTGACTCTACTTCAGTCCAAACACCAGCATCACTTACGGTATAATATTTATAATCACTCTTTTTAATATATCCACCAGCATTAAATTTCTGTTTAGTTATAAAAGGTGTTTCTGGTCTACCACTATATGCTAATGCTGAAGCAGCACCTTTTCCATATGCAGTTTTTACTGAATTTGCATTATTATTTATAGTATTTAATTTTAATCGCAGCAATCTTGAACTTGAACTTACTCCTCCTTGTTGAGCAAACTGTACATTATTAGGCTTATAGTATATATCTTTATTGCAACCAACCGGTTCATTTTTACAGTTAGTTTTTTTATTATTTGTATATGTACGAAATCCTTGGCTATAAGCACCATTTGATAATGGACGTATTTGCTCTTTAGAAACAGACACTCCATCAATAATATATTCATTTGGAGAAAGAGGAGAAAGTGGGTTTGTTGATGGTGGTTGACTCTCTTGTGTTGCAGTGATCACTCCTATTTTATAAACAGCCGAACCTCCATTGTTGGTAGTAGAAAGAGTATTGTATTCTACAATATCACCTACAGAATAATTTTTATTAGTATATTTAAAACTATTTTGTTTAAAGGTTTTTTGTCTTGCTCTCATTAAAGCTCTATGGCTCATATAGTAAGGTTTTTCACATAAATTTCCACTATTTATTCTACTAGAAGTTCTAACGCGTTTCTTAGCTTTAGTTGGAGGGTCACATATATTAATACATTTTTTATTCCCTGTTGTACAAGATTCTGGTGGGTAACTTTC